GGCGTTTCTGGATATTCTGTTTATGGTACTGGGGTTTATGGCTCTGGATCAACTAATGGAGTGTATTCAGCTGGGCCATTTGGCACATCCAGCACAGCATTTGTTAATAATTTATATGCACAATATGCTGTTAATTTAGTTGGCCAAGGAAGTGGCACATTGTTTTATTTCCAAACTGGGCCAACAACTGGAGCCAGTACAGCGACATTTAATCCAGCAAATAAACCAGGCTTAACAAGTGGCAGCAATACTTGGATTGAAATTATCATCAACGGATCATCTTATCAAATACCAGTGTGGGCATCATAATGAGCAGAACAATCACAATTCCATCAACCTCAGTCACTGAGGATATTAACGACATTCAAGAGATACCAGGCATTTGTGTCAGGTTTTTAGTGGGCAATAAGGATTCCAATGGGAATTGGATTCTTGGCCAAAATATGCAAACATTTGTTGTCAATGGTGATGATTACACAGAATTGAATGGGCCACCTACTACATGGGCACCAGACAAACCAACAGGCACATATAGGAATAATGATTTATGGCATTATGTCGATTTACAAAGGGCCAAAACCTAGTAAAATATTCATCAATACAATACAAGACATTCGTACCCAGTGAGTAAATTGGGAGCGTCATTACCGAGTAAGGGAATCACATGGCTGTATTTAATCGTAATTCATTAACCCAAGTATCTGGGTTTGATAATCAAATATTATCAGGCGAATTGGTCTGGGAGCAAAAAGCATTCTGGAACATTTTTATTACCAATGATTCTGGTATTTTGCCATTGACTGGTGCCACCATCGATGCACAGATTATTCGCAGAGTCTTAACCAATGTGGTGGATACTAGAAATGGACTTACATTCACCATCGGTGATTACACTCCAACACCCACACCCATTGCATTAACAATCACCAATATCAATTACACAGGTGGATCATTCACTTTGGTAATGGATGACAGCTCTTGGGGGCTGATGGCCACTGATCCAGGCTTGGACATTGCCGACCCCAATGGCATTGGCTATTCTGGCCGAATCAAAATCAGTTTTCCAGCCAATGGCTCAACCCCAGCGGAAGACATCATTGTCTTTTTATTCTTTATTGTTCGGTCTGATGGAATTGTGGTGGAATAATTATGAGCACAAAAGTCACAGTCATCAATGACAACAATGTCAGCATCAATGTCACTCCACCAGCTGCACAAATCATCACCATAAATAAGTCGAGTTTTGGTGTATCTGGATTTTCTGGTATTTCAGGATACTCTGGTTATTCAGGATATAGTGGATCTGGAATCAGCGGATATTCTGGATCTGGCACATCAGGATATTCTGGTTATAGTGGCAAATCAGGTTATTCAGGAATTTCTGGATATTCAGGATATAGCAGTTATTCGGGATATTCTGGCATTTCAGGATATTCTGGATTTTCAGGTTCTGGTGTTTCTGGATATTCTGGATTTTCAGGTTCTGGTGTTTCTGGATATTCTGGATTTAGCGGATTTTCTGGTGCTCAAGGCACATCAGGATTTTCTGGTGCCAGTGGATTGTCTGGATTTTCAGGCATCAGTGGATATTCAGGATTTATTGGCCAATCGGGATATTCAGGATATTCAGGTATCAGTGGTTATTCAGGATCAGGTATCAGTGGTTACAGCGGTTTTTCTGGATATTCTGGTCAGCAAGGTACATCGATCAATATCAAAGGCTCAGTGGCCACCCCAGCTGCCTTGCCACCCACTGGAAACAATCCCAATGATGCCTACATTGTCGATTCAAATGGTGATCTATACATTTGGACTGGCACTGCATGGAACAATGTCGGCCAAATAGTTGGCCCAGCTGGCCAATCTGGTATTTCTGGATTTAGTGGATATTCAGGCATCAGCGGATATTCAGGGTTTAGTGGATCAGGCGTTTCTGGATATTCAGGATATTCAGGCAGCGGTGTTTCTGGATATTCTGGATTCAGTGGATATTCAGGATCAGGCACATCTGGATATTCTGGATTCAGTGGTATCAGCGGATACAGTGGTTATTCAGGCTCTGGCGTGTCTGGGTATAGTGGATTCAGCGGCATTAGTGGATACAGTGGATATTCAGGCTCTGGCGTGTCTGGATACAGTGGATTTAGCGGTTATTCTGGTGCAGTTGGTACATCAGGTTATTCTGGTTTTTCAGGATACAGTGGATCAGGCGTTTCTGGATATTCTGGATTCAGTGGCATCAGCGGATATTCAGGAGCAATTGGCCAGTCTGGTATCAGTGGATATTCAGGATATAGCGGTATCAGTGGTTGGTCTGGCGCAGTTGGTATATCTGGATATTCTGGATTTAGCGGATATTCAGGCAGTGGTGTTTCTGGATATTCTGGCTTTAGTGGTATCAGCGGATATTCTGGATACTCAGGCAGTGGTGTTTCTGGATATAGTGGTTTTAGTGGATATTCTGGCGCAGTTGGCCAGTCTGGCACATCAGGATATTCTGGATATTCAGGCATCAGTGGATATTCTGGATTAGGATATTCTGGATTAACTGCCACAGGTTCCAATTCAATTGGAATTGGCAGCAAATCATTTACAACCAATTTGGATGCAAGTGTGACTGCATTTGCAGTTGGCCAATATGTCAGGGTATATGCCACATCAGTACCAAGCCAATACATGGAAGGATTGATTACATCATATTCGGGCACTTCATTGACTGTAAACGTGACATATGTAAATGGTGGTGCATCATTTAGCAATTGGACTGTTTCACTTTCTGGTGCAGTTGGTACATCAGGATACAGTGGATATTCTGGTATTTCTGGATATAGTGGATATTCAGGAACAAATGGAGCTACTGGTACATCAGGATATTCTGGATACTCAGGAGCCACTGGAGCCACTGGAGCCACTGGAGCCACAGGCACATCGGGTTATTCTGGATACTCAGGAGCCACTGGTGCAACTGGAACATCAGGTTATTCTGGATATTCAGGAACAAATGGGTCTAATGGAGCGAGCGGTTATTCGGGATATTCTGGTTATAGCGGTTCAGGGGTAAGCGGTTATTCAGGCATTTCTGGATTTAGCGGGTACTCAGGGTACTCAGGCTCATTCCCATTGAGCACACCATACACCGCCAATGGTGTGGTGTATGCAAGCTCTACAAGTGCTTTGGCTACAGGTTCAGGATTAACTTTTAATGGAACAACATTCAGCACGACTAATGATGCATCTATTCATGGATTGACTGTTGGACAAGGTGGTGGGTCTGTTGGTAGTAATAGTGCTTTTGGCCCAGGTGCTTTATCAGCGAATACAACTGGTGCGGCTATAGTTGCTGTAGGCTATCAAGCATTTGCTACTAACACAACAGGTGCTAATTCAACAGCGGTGGGTTATCAAGCATTAGTAAACAACACCACAGCATCTAACAACACAGCTGTAGGGTATCAAGCGGGTTATAGCAATACTTCTGGTTCACCAAATACTTTTATTGGTTATCAGGCTGGTTATTGGAATACAACAGGCACACACAATGTGGCATTAGGTTATGCGGCTTATGCGGCTAGTAACACAGCTACTGGCTCATACAATGTGGCAATTGGAGATAATGCGCTTCAGTCCAACACCACAGCCACAGGCAATACTGCTTTAGGGTATCAGTCGCTTTACTCTAACACTACTGCAAATGCTCTGACCGCTGTCGGCTATAACGCACTCAGGTCGAACACCACTGGCGCAGATAACAATGCGTTTGGTAATGGTGCGTTATATAGCAATACCACAGGCGCAAGCAATACGGCTTTGGGTGGAGGTATCTATGGCGTAACCCAAGGTGCGTTAGGGGCAAACACTACTGGTTCATACAACACGGCAGTTGGTGTGGCGGCACTTGTTTCCAACACCACAGCATCTAACAACACAGCAGTAGGTTATCAGGCTTTATACAGCAATACTACAGGCACTCAAATGACTGCTGTTGGTATGCAAGCATTGTATAACGCTACAACTCCGTCAAGCCCATCTACTGCTGTAGGTTATGTGGCTTTATATTCCAATACTACGGGAACATTTAATACGTCTGTTGGTAGAGAATCTTCGTATTCCAATACAACTGGAAGTTATAATACAGCCCTTGGACAGAGTGCACTTCAATTAAATACCACAGGCTCTAACAACACAACTGTAGGTTATCAAGCAGGATTTAACACTAGTAGCGCACAAACTACCAATACTAACAATTGTTTTTTTGGCTACCAAGCAGGTTCTGGTGGTTCAGGTGGTTATTATTCAAACGTAGGAATGGGATTCCAATCTTTATACAGTTTGACATCTGGTTACAACAATGTTGCTATTGGTAATGTAGCTGGTTTTTCAATTACATCTGGATACTCAAATACAGCATTAGGCTATCAAGCGGGATATACATTACAAACCGCAAACGCAATGGTGGCAATTGGATACCAAGCGGCATCAAACTTAATAAATGGTGCAAATACTGCTATTGGTTATCAAGCATTGCAAGGTCAAAGTGGTGCTACTGCATCTTGGAACGTAGCGGTAGGTACCAATGCGCTTGGAAATATCACATCAGCACAAAGAAATGTTTGTGTTGGAGGTATCGCAGGGCAGTCTATTGACACAGGAACAGACAATGTAGCAATTGGTGGAGGAATACCTGGACAATCAAATGCAACTTTAGGTAGTAATACAAGTGGTTCACAAAATGTTGCTATTGGTACAGGAGTTTTGTACAACAATACCACAGCATCTAACAATACAGCAGTAGGTTATCAAGCAGGTATAAATACAACAGGTGGATATAACACCATGCTTGGTGCTATTGCAGGGGCAGGCAATGGTGGAGCAAATACTTATTGTACGTTTTTAGGTTATAACGTTTATCCAAATGCAAGCACAGACACAAATTCCTTAATTGTTGGTGCTGGAGGTGGGGCACAAGGAAGAGGAAGTAATACTGGATTAGTATACGCTGGTAGTGGTGGTATATATCAAGGCAACAACTCATCTTCTTGGTCAACCACATCAGACCAACGCCTGAAGAAAAACATCGTTGACAACACGGTTGGATTAGACGCAATCAATCAAGTCCGTGTCCGTAACTTTGAGTATCGTACCGAGGATGAGGTAACGGATTTACCCAAAAACACGGCAGTAGAAATCACAGGATTGAAATTGGGCGTAATAGCTCAAGAACTTCAACAAGTATTACCAGACTGCGTAAAGCAAGAAAGCACAGGGGTTTTGTCTGTAGATACAAGTAACATCACTTGGCATCTGATCAACGCAGTAAAAGAACTCTCGGCAGAACTCAACGCACTTAAACAAAAAGTAGGAGCTTAAAATGGCACAAGTTAATCAATGGACATGGACAATTACATCAATGCAACAATGGCCTAGCGGAACAAACGCAGGATATGTTGTCAACGTCAACTGGACTCTAACAGGGACAGATGGCACACAAACCGCAAGTATTGGTGGCAACACGCAATATCCAGTGACTGACGCACAAGCGGGCTTTACACCATATTCATCTTTAACCGAGGCAACAGTTATTGGTTGGGTGCAAGCATCTTTGGGTGAGCAAGGTATTGCTAACTTTGAAGCTAACGTGCAAGGCCAAATTAATAGTCTTGAGAATCCCCCAGTATCGCCAACAACGCAACCACTCCCTTGGCAGACGGCATGACAAAAGTAATCAAGTTTATTTGTCATCCAATGGTGGCTTTTATAATTGGTTACGCAATGGGAATTTTAATTTCTAAAGGATAAAAATGGACAAAGTAACTTTATCAACCACACTCGTGAATAACATCATGGCTTACCTTGGAACACGCCCGTTTCAAGAAGTATTTCAATTGATTCAAGAAGTTCAAAAAGAAGCTGCACCACAAGTCCAGCAAACACAGGATCAACCACCACAATAAAACAAACCACAAAACAATATGAATACAAAACAATGGGAGCAAATGCTCTTGATCAATGAGCTGAATTTTGCCAAGCAGCACAATCCAGAATATTACCGATGGAAACTCACAAACAATTATGAACGTGCAGTTTTCCTAAAAAACGATCCAGTATTGCCAAGAGAGGCATCAAGGTATATTTGGGCCAATAAGAATCTATACGGCAAAAATATCCTCGAGGTCGGATGCTCCACAGGATATGGCTGCCAATTCTTACCCAACGATATCAATTATCTGGGGCTGGATTATGACCCGATCATCATCGATGTGGCGCATGATCAGAATTGGGGCGATAACGTCAAATTCTCATGCACCGATATCAATCAAATGGAATTGGCCAAATTCGATACCATCATTGCATTTGAGGTGATCGAGCATTTGGACAATGGCCTCGAGCTGGTGGAGCGATTAAAGCAGCATACCAAGCGATTGCTCATCACAGTGCCATGGAATGAGCCACCAGGCTTTTGGGGCGAACATCACAAATTGCATGGCCTCAATGAAACCAATTTTCCTGGCTTTGAATTCAACTACATTGATCAGCATGGTCGGATATCTGATTTGCCAGTGGCCATCAGCCAGGACAATCATTTCAATTTAATGATTGCGAGGTTTGATCGTGGATAGTGTACTTTGCAGCATTGGCACCAGAGGCCGATACGACACCACATTACCATTGGCATTGGCTGCCATCATTAATCAGACCAAACGGCCAGACAAGGTGGTCATTTTTGATGATAATGACAATCCAAGGGATGTCAGGAATGAGCTGATCTACCGAAATTTATTCCAAATGATGGACATCAAGGGCATCAAATGGGAGTGGCTATTTGCTGCCAAAAAGGGCACCCATTACAACCACCAGGCTGCCAACACCATGGGATATAAATGGGTTTGGCGAATGGATGATGATGCCATACCAGAGTCTGATGTTTTGAGGTCATTGCTCAGTTTTGCCATTTTCAGCAATGCTGGTGCAGTTGGTGGCTCGATACTCACTCCACCATTGCTTTATCAAGATACCAACCCAACTGGCAAAATTGAAAATATAAACAGCGAGCCAAACCCACAATGGCGCATTATCAACAGACGGCAGCAAGTCGAGCATTTGCATTGCTCATTCTTGTATCGAGCTGGAGTGCATGACTACAATTTGGGATTGTCTAGAGTGGCCCATCGAGAGGAAACACTATTTACTTATGGATTGCACAAAAAAGGGTTTGGATTATTTGTTATTCCCGATGCCATCACTTGGCATTTAAAGAATCCAACTGGTGGGATCAGATCCGAAACTGATGCATCGATGTATGCCCATGACGAGCAGATATTCCAGAATTTCCTTAAGTATAAGGACAAGACCATTGTGGTGCTCAATTGTGGACTTGGCGATCATTTGGTTTTTAGGAAAGTGCTGCCAGATATCAAAAATCCAGTGGTGTTCAGCTGCTACCCTGAGGTGATACCAGGAGAATCGATTGCAGCTGCACAAAGCCTATTTGGCAATATCGATCAGTGGAATATCTATCTCAAAATGGCCCAGTGGAAATGGAATCAGCCACTCGAGGCAGCATTCAGGAAATTGTATTTATGATCATCATTTCCCCTTATTCCAAAAAACTGATGAATGGGAAACCCAATCCCAAGAATTACCCATATTGGCCAGAATTGATTGGCCAATTGAATTGGCAGCTCAAAGAGCCAATCATCCAGATCGGCATCGAGGGCGAGCAGCCATTGGTCGAGGATTTTCGGCCAAATCTG